ATGTGCGCCCCATTTATTACAGGATTAGAGATACATAACGATAATTTCGATGAGGAAAGATTCATAGCGTATGCCTACGATAGATACAGGGAATATAGACGGGCGATTAATGATGCACAAAATAGAGTAAATGGATCAGGTCGTAACATTAAATAAAAAGCCGTATGTAGGGTACAGATTCCTAGATTACGAAGTATACAAGCTAACCGATACTCATATATGGGTAATCAACTGGGTTAATTCCCAAACCAGAGTGTATCGGTATGTGGTGAACACCAGAGGTGCGTAACTTTCTCCAAATAGGCTAGAACCATGCAGGCAGTAGGCCTATAAAAACGGCATATCCTGTATTCCCAAGACCGACTGTACTGGGACAGTCAATACCACCTAATGTATTAACAGTCTTGTGGATATTAAAAGTGGGTACGCACTTAAACTGTGGGGTGTTTTTTTGGTAGTTTGCTTGGTACTACCACCTTTTGTCGCCCCACTACATTGAAAGCACTAAAGGATATGAAGCCTGTGGATATACCCTGTGCCTCCGATATACCATATTCCTTGTGGTGTGAGGTGCAGGGTGTATTCCCTAAAATTAATAGAGAGGAGGTAACATATGCCCAAATATGAAGTGGGCTACACCTATACAGTATGGGTAACTGTTGAGGCAGAAGATGAATGGGAAGCAAGGCATAAAGCGAATCTTATGCCTTTGGAAGTGAATGCTTCAGCCGAGAATACTGAGACACTATTAGAGTTGAATGAGTTTGACCAACCGAGAGTATACGAAATAAAAGAATAATATGTAGTCTGGAACGCTGGCTAGACTATAAACAACCCAAACTATGTGCGGATAGGTTCAGCGTACTAACACACGGCAATCACGCCACACTATTAATGTGGGATACTAAAAGGCCATAATAGTTAGTTTATATTTATATTGAATAGGAATAGAGCCAAGGCATCTGGCTCTCTAAAATTTCTACCGTGAAGGGGGCCACGGTTTATGCCAGCCCCCACTTTATTAACCATAGCGGAGGTACTATGCAAGATATTAGTTGGAGTTTTGAGGAGAATAAAAAGTACAAGTACCATGCAATACTGCATCATCACCCTACTGGAATGTCGATAGAGCAGGCCAATGAGCGAGGGTGGGCAGAAGCTAAAGATGCTTGTCTCAAAGTCTTAAAGTGGAGGCTAGATAACTGGGATGAGTATAAGCAGAGTAGAGTTAGACCATTACCTAATGAACAATAACCTAAAGGAGTAATACAGTATGGAAGATTTATTTAGAAACGCAAGTCGTAACGGTGCAAATGGTAAATCACCAGAGCCAGCTATTGTAGGTAACACCCATGTTACTAGAATCAATCAGAATATTCATTGTGAATTAAAGATTGAAAAGAATATACCGCTAGAGCCACACGGTAGGCACTACGGTAGAGAGAAAAAGATTAACCCATTAGCCATAGTGATTAATGATTTAGAGGTTGGGGATAGCGTGTATGTGCCTGCCGAGATAGCAAAGCGCATGAGAAATACTATGCAGTATGTATACAAGCAAGATAAAAAGCGTGGTGTTCCAAGACAGTTTGTAACACGTGGAGATAAACAGAATAACCCGGCCTTTAGAGTATGGAGGATGAAATAAATGAGTGTACTGGTTGCTATATTTAGTGCTGTATTCAGTAGTTATATGGTATCGCCAGACTTGTATTCTTATGGGCCGTATGAATTTGAAGCAGAATACTCTAGCCTAGAGGAGTGTCAGTTAGTGAGTCATGGTGATGATTCAATCTGTACCACAGAAAAACCGTACCAACTATATTTAATTAGCGATAAACCAGTAAACGGTAAGGGTAAACCATTAATCTATATACCTTGTGATTATTGGGCTGGCTGTTTCATACAGTAGAAAGGAGTAACATTGAGTAAAGATTTTATTAAAAAGAAATTTACTAACCCAGTTAGGGCTAATGTAATTTCTCATAATGGGGAGACACAGCCTAATAAGTTATACGCTGTCAAAGTATACGATGGCGAAGGTAATTTAAAGTATGTGATCCCCCCTGATGAGGTCAAGAAAATCTCTACTGAAAATTTTGATAAACGCTCTAAGTGGACTAAGCAAAAGAGAAAGGAGTAAGCTAATGCCACGGTATCAGTTTAACAAGTTTATAGATTCATTAGAGCAATGCCTAGATCGTTGGTACTACTGTAGATTTCAAAAGAATAGAGATAGGCAGAGAATAGACTACGAAACAATGAAGTTATTTTTTAACGATATAGATGGCTGGGCCTGTATGTTCTTCTGTAAAGAAGATGGCGAAGCTATGGATCAAATTGATTATAACACTTTGGAGGTAACTAGAGATGCGCAACCTGAGGATGCCGACAGATGAGATAATCTTTATGTTTTGTATGGTTGTACTGTTTATTAGCTTAGTTGTATTGGTTGCCGCTGGTATAGGGGTCTTTACTAACGATGAACAGCCAATAGAAAAAGTAAATCATACTATGGATAGAGTTATTCTCAATCCAGTTGTTGTTCAAGCAGAGAATAAGAACTGGAAATTTACACATTGCACCCCTACTAATAAAGATTGTGGGAGGCTAGAGTAGATGATTAGAAAGATTAAGATTACAGATGGCAGGCACAGTAACAAGGGCAGGCCAACATCAGAAGCACCTAATAATAGGGATTACCATATACTTGAAGCATTACGGGATGGGCATAGTATGGCAGAAGTTGGTAGAGTGTATGGTTTGTCCCGACAGTATATTTTTTATATTAAAAATAGGTGGCCGCACTTAGCACCTAGAAAGAAACGACTTATTAAAAAACATACACAATCCAAAGGAGGAAACCATGGGATTAGTACTACATTGCGGAGCAGAAGAAGTACAGTATGAAGAATTAAAAAAGTATGACGTAACACCCCGTAACCATAGTTGGGTGAACAATAAAACAGGTAAACAACACTTCCTAAATCGTAGCGAAAGATGGGCTGGTATACAGCATTTTGATTTTGCTAAGACAGTAGTCGATACTTGTATGGGCTTAGATATGCCAGTAGATATGGCCGAGAGTAAATGGGGCGTGAGTGAGGAAGGCTCTGATTTATTTGCCTTACTCAAATTTCATCACGCATACCCGGATGGTAGGCCAACAACACCAGCACAATATGTAGGTAATGGGGTAGTGCCTAGCCTTGGGTTGAGGCACAGTAATCGTGGAAGATTCTCAGCACAGGGTACGGTAGGTGGCTCTGTAATGGTATGCGATAACCTGATGATTACAGGTACATTTATATTCAAGCAAAAACATACTACTGGGAATGTAAAAAATTTAGGGGAGTCAGTAGCATCCGGGGTACTACAATATATGTTGGGGCTACCTAAATTACAGGATACTGTATGCGAGATGCAACGTACTCAGATGTCTGAGCCTGATGTAGCTAACTTCTATCGTGATCTAGGGAGAAATAAAATTATTCCGTGGTCGCACATTGGGCAAGTAGATAAGTTTTGGTTAAACCCTACACATGAGGAGTTTAATCGTCCTACTAAATGGCGTATGTATAACGCAATCAATACAGTAGCTAAACAATATAATCCCAATCGACAGATGCACGTTGTTGGTAAGGCTACTGATTTATTAACCCATACACAGGAGATTAATTTCTAATGTTCCTTACAGACGAAGAACGTAGGGCTGGTATAGGGGGTACAGATGTGGGTGCGATTATGGGTGCAAACCCATATCGTAGCCCCATAGCCTGCTGGAAAGATAAGCTAGGCCAGATGCCCCCAGTAGAATTAAATCACGCTATGGAGTGGGGTAATTTACTAGAGGATGTGATCGGTAAGAAGTATGCAGATAATAACAATCTGTTTTTTCACGGTAACTGGGGTGGCCTTCTTAATAAATATCCTGACTACTCATCTGAGTATAATGGTGTAATGTTTAAGCCAACAACAATACGCCATAGTGATTATGATTGGGCGTATGCACATCCCGATTGCTATATCTGGAATGGCAAAGAACATACAGGTATAGAGATTAAAACTGTTAGCGAAGGTATATACCGTAAGTATTGGGCCGAGGGGGAAGTACCCCCTTGGCAGTACTACCAAGTAGTGTGGTATTCTATGGTTACTAATATAAATCATTGGACTGTAGTAGGATTCGCACCTCACTTACGCCTTACAGTAGACCCTATGCTAATACATGATATTGAGATTGAAGAAGATACTAAGTTAAAGGTATGGCATAAAGTGAAATACTTTTGGGAGTGTGTGCAGAATGAAAAACCACCTGAGTTAGAGGAGTATAAAGAACAGGATATTAAGCTACTCTACCCAGAAAGTAATAGTGATATGGCTACAAGTACCAAACGTATTGATACTCTAGTTAGAAATTTATTTTCTGTACGTGAGGAACTAAAGCCTTTAGTAGCCACAGAGGAGTCGTTAAAAAATGAAATTAAAGCACATATGCAGAAGTGCGGTAGGCTAATAGCAGAGGACGGTAGTGAGGTAGCTACCTATAAGTCTCCTAAAGCTAGGGTTACTGTAGATTATAAGGGTATGGTAGAGGATATTAAACCGCTAGTTGACCCAATGGTATTCGGTAAAGTAGAACATAATCATACTAAAGCGATTGTAGGCGCACGTAGATTCTTACTAAAATATAAAGAATAGGAGGCAGTATGAGTGAGGCAAAGTTACAGAAATTGTATTCTCATTTTCAATCAGCAGAGTTCAGAGACAGTATAGCAAAGTGTATCAAAGCTAAAGGCAGTAAGGGCATGGATTATATTCCGTGGTCTAATGTAATGGACAGATTCTTTCAAGCCTGTCCTACAGCAGAATATAAATTCCATGAGTATGAAGTAGAGATTACAGAGAATGGTATTAAAGCGAGGACTGTAAGGCCATATACGGGGGATGGTAAACGTGGGTACTTTGTAACCACCAGCATTACTTGTTACGATGTAACACGTAGTATGACCTCCCCTGTGTATGGGCAAACCTTTGCTAAAGTAGCACTTAACCCACAAGCTAACCAGATACATAACGCACAAATGCGTTGCCTCTGTAAAAATGCCGCTATGTTTGGGTGCGGAATTGAACTGTGGACTAGAGAAGAAGCAACCCAGTTAGAAGCTGAGGACTCTACGCCAGAGGAGACAGGTATAGAATCAGAAACCCATACTCTAAAAGAAAATCAAATAATTAATACAGCTATAAAAGAGTTTGGTGGCAAAGAAATTAAGACTGAGAGTTGCCCTAAGTGCGACTCACAATTAACTCAGAAATCCAGTAAGTACGGTACATTCCTTGCCTGCACCGGGTATCCACAATGTAAGTTTACCAAACCAATTACATAATTATAATAATTATAATAATAATAATAATAATAATAATTATAATCTGAGTAGGGGTACTCCCCCTACTACAGAGGAGGTGCTATGCAAGAATCAGAGTTAAGCGATAGAGAGTTGGAACGTACTATTCTATCGGTAATGTTAGCCAGTAAAAATACAACAGCCTACTTTACCGACAGGCTTTATAAGCATGATATGTTTTTTAAGCACCACCAAACTATACTGGCTGGTTTGGTTGATCTGTTTAAGTTTAGCAACAATGTAGACTACATGACTTTGCGTTCTAAATTTGTAGGCGATC